GTGTCGCTATAGACGGCATTGATCTGCGCTTGGGTCAATCCAGTGCCGTTGATCACAACCACGTCGTCCATGTAGCCGTTGAACCCGCCGCCGCCGTCGTATGCGCTGACTCCGATATGGGGTCTTCCGGTCGGGTTTGTGTAGCTGTTGGAGTCGGTGTAACTCGTCCCCTCTTGGGTCGCGTTGATGTAGAGCTTTGTCGTCCCCGAGATGCGACTGACAGCGATGTGATACCAAGTATTCGCAGCGAGGACCGTAGTGCCCTGAATCCGCACCGTGATCCCGGTTACGAATGTCATCTTCCCGGCGCTGTCCCGGTACACAGCAAGACCGGCGCTACTTGTTGAACTTGTCGCCCGCTGGTCGTATGTGATCATCCCTGAGCCGGGAGACGTTGCAGGCCGAAGCCACTGCATGATCGTGAAATCGGATGTCCCGTAGGCCAGAGCCGCATTCCCGCCATTGCTCAGGTAATCGCCAGTTCCATCAAACAGACCTGAAGCCGTCCCGAACTTTGCCTGCGCCGTGCTCAGTTGAGCATTGCCATTCGCGGTCATCGTGATCGCATTGGCGGACGAATCGGTGAACGTCGTTGATCCGTTCGTGCCGTCCATGTGCAGCAGCAATGACGCAGCCGGAAGTCCTGCTGTCGGGAGAGACGCCATGCCAGTAAAACCACGCCTCTTGGCTTGGTCAACCGTCATGGTCATGTGGTGACCTCCTGCCGCCCGCTGTAGTTCACCGACAAATCAGCATTGGCCGATGCAAGGCCCCTGATCTTTTCACCTTGGGCAAGAACAAGAATCCCGCTGACCACAATCAGCGACTCACCAGCCGGGATCGGTATCTGATAGGCCAGATACGATAGGACCGTGTTGCTGGAGTCAGTCTTTGTAAGCGTCACGTTGGCGCTGTTCGTGCCGTCGATGTTCGTCACGCGAAGGTCTGTGCAAAGCTCGACATAGCCGCTTGTGTTGGTGCATTGCCGGATGTCCTGAACACTGGTCGTCAACTCAAGTGCCGCGCTTTTGTAGGTTGCGGTGACGGTCATGCGTTGCCCCTGGTGATAGACCAAGACGTGACGGAGATCGACAGACCCACACTCACAGTCGTCGTGCTCAGGATCATTGATTTGCCAGAGCCAGCCAACCCGGCGTCACCGTCCATCACATGCGTCGTTCCATCGGCCTTGACCACGCGCCACCATGTGGCAGTGCCTGCTGCAAGCCCGGTTGTGGCACTCGGCAGCGTCGGAGAAAGCACGGCAGCGGCAGCGGCAGATGCGAGCGGACTGCCAAGGGTGAATTCAGCGAGCTTCGTCGTCGCAGTCCCGCCAGTTGCCGGGCGGGTGCCGTCATAGATGCGAAGTAGTGCCGCATTGCCTGCAAAGGTCGTGGTCGCGTCCTGCTTGGCGTTGCGCAGGTTTGTCGCGTAGCCTGGATCTGCCATTACTGGACCCCCGCCGCACGCCCGGAGGCGTCACGAATAATCATCTTTGGCCTTGCGAGATGCTCAGCAATCAACTGCTGTCCGCCAGCAAGCGCAATCAGGCTTTGATCGACCTTGTTCAGCAGTTCCCCGAGGGGATGAGATACGGTGATGTTTCCATCCTCGCCAAACTGCACATCCTGGTTCGGCTGTGAGGCAAGCGCCGATGTCTTGAGTGAGGTCTGTGAGCGCATCTGCTCAATCGCTAGGTCAAACTGACCCTTCATCTGTGCGATGCGCTCCTGACTGGCAATGCGCTCCTGCTCAATCTGCGCCTGCATCTGAGCCTTGAACTGCTCTAGTTGAGCCTCGGCCTGGATCTTGTAATCGTGCTGCTCGCGTTCAGCCTGTTGACGAACAATGTCAATCTGTTGCTGCGCTTGCATCCTGATTTGCTCAAGTTGAGCTTCGTGCTGTTGCTTGGCCTGCTCAATCTGCATCTGTCCTTGCACCTTGAGCATTTCAGGATTCGGTTGAGGCGGCTTCGGAGGCTGTTCGCGTGGATCGGTAAAGAACTTGTCGCCCGACTTGAAGCCCATGAGCTTTGACAACTCCTTGTCGGCTTCGTACACGTTGACAGGCGTCGCGGTCCCGATCTGAAGCCCGAGAACCTGGGCCTGCTTGAGGTTCATCAGATGGGCCACCTGTTGATCCTTGTTCCCAACACCAAGCCCGACATTGATGCCCACATCAAACTGGTTGCGCCACTCGCGCGGATCGAGCTTGACCCACTTCCCGGCAATCCGAACGATGTTTTCGCGGTCCTCGTTCTGAGTGACGAGACGAAGCGTCATCTTGAACAACTCAACGAACCCCTCTGCCATGTTGCGGGCAATGAGGTCGATCCGCATGTCGGCTTTGTTCGTGATGATGTTGATTCCCGTGGCTGTGTTGTTCAGGCCCTTGGAATCCGTCCCCTGTGAGTACCGCGTCCAGCCGGTGGAGTTCTCCAGAAAGTCCTCCATGTACTCCATCATGTTCATCGCATAGGACGTGTCGCCCATGCCCTGATCGAGTCGCCCGGCCATGTTTGGGGCCTTCATCCGGACGGTTCCGCCAGGACGCGAGGTCAGCAGGTCATCAAGGTTGACTTGTCCCTCAACGGCGAAATACCTGCCGTTGATCTGGAGATGCATGTTGTCGATCAGGCCCCGCAGGATCGCGGTCTTGGTTTTCTGCCCCTCAAAACCTAGATCGGCGATGGACAAGCCAAAGAACTTGTGAGGGAGAGGAATCGGGCAGATGCTCACGAACGGAGCAACGTCAACCATCTCGTTTTCGAGGATCTCATTCCCACATCGAACCACTTTGCGAAGCTCTGAGATGCCGTCGCCGTCATAGTCACACCGGATGTAGCACTCGGTGATCCAGACCTGCTTTTGACTCTCGTCGGTCGTGTTGCTGTCAAAGTTCAGATACGCCATCTCGTCGTCAAACGAAAGGCGCTCGATCCGCTCTGCGTTGTAGCTCGCTGCAGAATCATCCCCGCTCAGGTTCTCGATGTTCTTGTAGCCCATTGACTTTAGGTCAGACATGGTGCGCAACACGCGATGCCCGACGAATGAGGCCGTAGCGATGTCTTTAGCCTTCCGTGAGATCAGGAATTCCTCGGGCGGTACGTTTTCAATCGTGACCTTCCCGCCCTTCTTGGAGCGCTTGCACGTCACGTCGTACACCATCTTCGGCGGCATGCCCTGGATCTGCTCAATCCGGGCCTGCATTTGCATGACAGCCTGTTGCGCTTGGGGGTTGCCCATCGCTGCCGCTTGCTGTGCCACTTGCATCTGTTGGGCAATCTGAGCAAGTGCTTCTTGGCGCTGCTCTGCGTCGTCTTCGTCTGGACTGGCCCGCTGCTCGGTAACCTCGATTTCCTCGTCGTCCATCAGTTCGGCGAGTTCGACATCAGACAGGGCTTTGTATTCCTCGCGGGTTTCCTCTGTCCTGTTGTCCCACCAGACTTTGACAATGCCGACCTTCTGGATCAGCGCGTCCTTGATCCACGTATAGGCAAGCTTGTGGCCGTTGTTCTTCTTGAAAAACAGGTAGTTGATGTAGTCCGTGCAGACCTGCGCCTTTTCCTCGTCGTCTTGCTGAGTCGGCTCAAACTCGACCACCGTATCGCCGCCGCAGAACTTCACCATCAACTGGGGGAGCATGGATTCAATGGTGTTTCGGACATCCGGAGACACCACAGACGAGCGGCCATCGATTTCAGCAGGCGCAAGTTCCCCCTTCGCCAAACCAAGGTAGAAATACTCGGCCTTGCGTCGTTGCTCGGCCAACTTCCCGCCGTAGTAGCCGACGGCATTGCGGATTTCCAGATCCGTCAACGCGGTTAGCTCTGATTCGGTCATTTGGGTCATGTGTTCCTAGGTCGCAATCACTGCGATGCTGTTAATGCGGCTTGCCCGCCAGCACAGCGCGCCAGTTGGTCAGGTGCTGATGCTGTTGAAAGGTCGCTCGCCCGTTCCTTCGCCACTCCGGGTGGAGCCGTCGATGCGCTATCTCACTGGCAATAACTGCGCATTACGTATGCCGCGCCTGCGGTGGCGCTAGGTGATGTTCAGTCGCGGGTAGGCCAGCGGCTTGCCCCAATCACCCGATGTCAGTTGAGACAGCGAAAGGGCCAAGTAGCGGAATGCGTCCGCCGCGTGGCTTGACCAGTCGTGCAGCGGCCCCAAACTGATCTGGCGCTTTTCGTCGATCTTTTCCCGGTACTGGCGCAGCGCATCAAGGCCCAATGCCGTGCGCTTGACGTCGAACACACATCTCGGGATCGTCATCCGCGCAGCACTGATGCCATCCATCAGCGGAAGGTTTTTCAGCACATCGAACCTGAGCCCAAGTGATGCGGCAATCTCTTTGCGTGATTTGCCGGTCCCGATTTCACGGACCTCGATATCATGCGGCCCGAAGTGCTGCCCGTAGCTGTAGCCCTTGTCTCGCAGCACTTGGGCGTAGTAGTCCAGCCCGTGGCCCGCTGCCTCGTAGTAGTCAATGACCCTGATTTCTCGACCAGCCATCTGATAAAACCAGATCGACATGGAATCACTGATGCCCAGATCCCACGCTGTATTGACTGACAGCATCGGGTCATATGGGACAGCGCACACCGCGCCGTTGGCCTCAAGCTGCCGGATCCCATCGGCGTAGTAGGCGCCAGTGATTGCAGCGTCAAAGCTGCACTCAAACTCTTGCTCGTACTCGTTTGCCGGCATCGAGCGTTTGAGCCGCGCCAATTCATCAGCAGGAATGATCCCGGTTTCGCTAGCCCGGATGATCTGTGTAAACCACTCGTCATCCGTCTGAGCGCGCTTGTAGGTCTCCCCCAGCAGGTTGCCCCAGCCCTTGGGTGTGCCGGACAGGTCGAGCCACCCCTGCCGGTCTGACAGCGCGGGCATGATGATCTGAGTCAGCACGCTGGGCCGGATGTCCTGCGCCTCATCAGCGACCAGCCCGTCAAAGTACAGGCCGCGCAATCGCTCTGCATTGTCCGCACCGTAGAGCCGGATCTGAGCCCCGTTGTGCGGCAGGACGATGGATAGCTCAGACTCGTTCGGCGCCTTGCCCATCAGGGCCGGGTGAGCGTAGGACTTGAGGTAATTCCAAGCGATGTCCTTGGCCTGGATGTAGTACGGCGCCAGATAAGCAAACCTCGGTGCATCCCGCGTGCACTCGCAGGCCTTGCGGATCAGTTTGTTGATGCGCGCAACCGTCTTACCAGCCCTTCGATGGGCGACAGTCAGGGCAAATCGCTTGTCGCTCGCGTGGTACGGACGGAATGCCGACCGTGGGGCGTAGTCAATGACTACGTGTCTTGCCGCCAACTGAATTCAACTCGCTGCGGCTGATTCGGATCGCCAGCAACTTCGGTGCGGGCCAGTTTGGGAGCGGCAAACTCAGCCAGCTTTGCCAACAGGTCAAGCGCCTTGCCCGGGTCAGGCTCAAGATCACCATGACCCTCGGCAACCTGCTGGAGCCAAATCCCGACGTTTGCGGCGTTTGATTCAAGCAGGCGGGTAACAGTCTCCCGAAACTCAACCGTGGCTTTGTTGAGCGTTCCTGGCCGTCTGCCGCCAGTCTTTGGGCTTCCTTTAGCCTTAGGCATCGAATCCACCTCTTTCCAAGGTAGATTTGAAGTTAGCGATTGCTGACATTGCAGATTCCTTTCGGATTGTCTGCACTATTTCAGTGCGCGGAATAAAAAAGCCACCCTGCTTGCCTGCGAGGGTGGCTGTGAGTGCGCCCCGGAGAATGAGGACGCCATGGCAATGGGGTGCAACACCCGGCGATCAACCCGGATGGCCCGTCAGGGACTTGAATGCAAAAAGCCCGCGCAATGGCGGGCTTCATGGTTTTTCAGGGCGAGTTCTGCCCCTCAGCGCGGAATCTAGCTCAAAATGCCGTCCCGCGCAAGCTCCCGCATGAGCTTGGTTCTGGCCTCCAGCCGGATCACCTCCAGCTCTGCGGCGTTCGTCGGCAGTCTCGGGGATGTCCAGACGCTGCGCCCGGTGCACAGATTCCTGGCCTCGAATGCCAGCGATGTGAACCACGGTTGCGGCACCTTGCGGACCTGCTCGTCGAAGCGCTGCATGATGATCTTTTCCGCTCGGGCTTCCTGATCCTCCTCGCGCGCCCGGGTGGATGTGTGCCCGACATCGTGGAACATTGATGAGGTCGATCCGAATCCGCGTGCGGGCCGATAACCCCCACTGTACCGATGCCACCGCATCAGCAGGTCGTCGACCAGTCGGTCTGTGTCGTTGTGCATCATTCAGCACTCCCCGGTGAAGGTCAAACGCCCAATTCAGCAACCGATCGCCGCGCCCAGTCCGTGATTTCCGT